GAAAGTGTATACAAGGGAAGAGAGAAAACTACTGAAGGCGTTGTCACGTTCCTTAATAAGGTGTGTGAGATGGAACTTGAGCCGTATATTGACCGTTGCTACCAAGAACTCGCGGACTACGTAAACGCTTATGACCAGAAGATGTTCATGAAGCGTGAGAACATTGCTGAACGTGGTATCTGGACTGCAAAGAAGCGATACATTCTCAACGTATGGGATAGTGAGGGTGTTCGTTATGAAGAACCCAAACTGAAGATGATGGGTATTGAAGCGGTGAAATCATCCACTCCTGCACCTTGCCGCAAGATGATTAAGGACGGTCTCAAACTGATGATGAACGGCACGGAAGAAGATGTTATCAACTTCATTGATAAGTGTCGTAAGGAGTTTAAATCTCTTCCTCCAGAAGAAATTGCTTTCCCCAGATCGGTGTCGGATGTGGTAAAATACCGTTCCCACTCAGACATCTATGCAAAGGGAACTCCCATTCATTGTCGTGGTGCTCTTCTCTTTAATCA